TGATCAACGTTTTAGATAATGCAATCAAGTACAGCCCGGATGGTTCAAAAATATTTATCCGGTTACAAGAAAGAAACGATTTTGTAAGAATGGAAATTGAGGATCAGGGAATTGGTATTCCGCAGAATGAGTATCACAAAATTTTTCAACGATTTTACAGAGGAAGTTCCAGGAAGGTCATGGAAAAGAGTGGTACAGGAATCGGACTTTTTCTATCGAGAGAAATTATCGAAAAACACGGAGGTACAATCATGGTAACCTCCGGCAAAAAGAAAAAAGGAAGCACGTTTGTGATTCAATTACCATATGTTTGTTAAATTTTAAGTGGGCAGAAATCTTACAATTCTGTAAGATTTCTGCTCGTTTTTTGAAAGTGAAATGAAAGATTGTCCTGATACAATTTGGATGTAGGTTGAAAAATGACCAAATATATAAACAGGCAAAGAAAGCGTGCTGAAAAGGTAAGCTTTACAGAATTGAAAAGGAGGCAACACATGAGTGTGATATTAGAAACCAAGCAGCTTTGTAAGTTTTATGGCGCAGGTGAGAATCAGGTCAAAGCGGTCAATCAGGTGGACATTCAGATTGAGCAGGGAGAATTTGTCGCAATTGTCGGAAAGTCAGGTTCCGGTAAAAGTACATTACTTCATATGCTTGGAGGGCTTGACACCCCGACAAAAGGCAGTGTTACTTTAGCAGGGAAAGATTTATACAGGATGAAGGAAGATGCCCTTGCTGTTTTCCGCAGAAGAAAAATCGGATTTGTTTTTCAGGCATTTAATCTGGTTTCATCTGTTAATGTCTGGGAAAATATTGTACTGCCACTGGGGCTGGATGGAAGAAAAGTGGATGAAGCGTATGTAAATGATATTATTGCAACTCTGGGAATTGAAAAGAGGATTTACAATCTGCCAAATCAGTTATCCGGAGGACAGCAGCAGAGAGTAGCGATTGCAAGAGCACTGGTGAATCGTCCGGAAATTATATTTGCGGATGAGCCGACGGGTAGTGTCACATTAGTACAACACTACCCAAAAACAACACCCGTGATATTCTGGTCATTATCAATTCTAATTTCTTTAATGACAGAACGCCAAAGCGTGCGTTTTTCTTCACGGGTCAAATTCTCATAAATTGTTTTGAAATCATTATCAAGGAGCCTGCGGACGGCTGCGAAGTCTGGCGGCGGTTCAATGCTGGGTTCCGGTATCTGTTTAAGTGCAGCAGTATATATTTGATAGTCCCTTTTGTAGTCCTCAATGTCTATTAAGTCATTCACATATAATTCTTTTAACTTGGTCAGCTTCCGTTTCAGTGCTGCTTTATCAGTGCGGGCAACGGACGCTTTCTTTTTGGCTGCGGCAACTTCCCATTCCAGCTGGCAGCGTTCCAGTTCCTCTGCCAGATGTTCAAACAGCCACTTTTCCACGACGTCTTCACGGGCTGAATGATTATGAGAGCAGCGCCCACGCTGGAAATGCTGGTTGCAGCGGTAATAATAATAATCACTTGACTTGTACCCGACCAGTTTATGCCCACATTCAGCGCAAGTCAGAATGGAAGTGAAAATATATACCTTGCCAGACGGAACAGAACGTGCGTTGCGTTCCAGAAGCGCTTGCACACGGTCAAACTGCTGCTTGCTGATGATTGCCGGGCAGAAATGGTCATTGAACCTGCCGCCCCGGTCATACACCCCAGTATACAGCTTTTCTTTCAGCATACGCCGGAAAGTGGCGTCACACCAGTTCACGCCGTAGGTTTCCCGGATATAGCGGACAGTAGCACGCTGGGAAATCGAAGTTTCAAAGTAGTTGAAAGCGTCTTGCACAATGGCTGCGTCTTCTGGCACAACTTCCAGCCGCTTTTCCTCATTAACACGGAAGCCAAAGGGAGCAGAGCCGGAAACAACGGTGCCGTGGGCAATCTTACTGTCAAATACAACGTCTATTCGTTCCCCGTCAATGTCCGCTTCATTCTGGGCAATGGACAGCTTCACGTTAATATACAGGCGCCCGTTTGCGGTTGTGGTGTCATATTCTTCATCAGTGGTTTTCCAGTCGCAGTTGTGCGCTTCCAGAACTTCCATGATTTTATAATAATCTGCCACGGAACGAAACCAGCGGTCAAGGCGGCAGAAAAGCAGAATATCCACTTCATCACGCTTCACACTGTCCATCATGCGTTGAAAGTCGGTTCTTTTATGAATGTTCTTTCTGGCGGTCTTGGCAGCGTCAATGTAAATTCCAACAATGACCCAGCCACGTTCCCTTGCGTATGCTTCCAGTCGTTCTTGCTGGGCTTCCAGTGACAGACCTTTTATTTTCTGTTCTTCCCCGGAAACCCTTATATATAAAGCAACCCGGACAAGTTCCGGGCTTAAATCAATCTTTTTCACTATTGTATCACCTGCATTTCCTTTCATTTCCCGCCTGCTGGTGATATAATCAAAATTGCAGACGGTATTGTTGTATCTGGTATGACATATCTTTGCACGCCCCGGAAGTGTTCCAAGCACGACCGGGGCATTTTGTTTTATTAGTCTTTCAGAATGTCGTCTGTAAAGGCTGTTATTTTCTGACTTACAAAAGAAGAATAGTTTTCTAAATCCTGTTTAGGGTTATCACCTTGCAGCATGACAAATTCAGATAAAGCAACAATCTGATTTTGTACGTCAATCAAGGCTTGACCGTAGTATGAAACGTCTGGACCGAAGCCAACGGAAGAAACCTGCTCATAATGCCACGCAGCACGCTTCTTTAAATCCACAAGAACAGGAACGGACGCTTTTTGCAGCTGGGAAACGGTCTTTGCGTCGGAGTGTACCAGCTGCCCCCAGCGTGTCAGCTGTTCTTCCGTGATGTATCGTGGGTCTTCCGGGTGTCGCTTTATGTGTATAAAGCTATACAGACAGAAGATACCGAACAGGGCGGCAACAACTGAAAAAATAACATGAGAAGAAGCAAAGAGGAACACGGCACCAGCCAGAGCAACGACGCCGAACACAACAAAGCTGGCGTCTGGTCTTTCCTGCAAAACTGCCGTGGTCTTTGGCGGCTTCTCTTTTGGCTGCGTAGCTGCTTTCTGAACTTTAGCAGGAGCAGGAGCGGCAGCAGGAGAGGAAGCAGAGGAACTGGCGGCAGCAGTGGAAGAAACACGGCTGCTGACTGCCTTTTTCTTTTTGCTTTTCAAATTCTCGGTCTTAACGTAAGAAACACCAGTGCCGGGAGCACCTATGCTGGTTGTGACCCTGCCGCTGCTGTTTATACTTTTACGATACCCCTTGACGCCTGCACTTATACCAACGCTTTTCTTGCTGATGTTAAGACGGACGCCGGGGGCAATTTTCACGCTTTTTCTGAAACGTAAACCCATATAAAACCACCTTTCTTGCGAATATCCACAAAAACATAGAAATTATAATAGTGAGTGCGCCCAGCCTTGCCACGCTGGAAAGGTGGTCACACATGATAAAAAAATATATACACTGGTATGATTGCAGAGTGTACGCAATCTATTACAGCAGCATAAACACTATTTATTATAATTTAGATTTCAATGGAGCAACGCAACTTATAATTTGTAAATAGCGGGGGACGCTGGGTGCGTTATCACCCGGCGTCTGTCCCGGAAACACTGCCAGTGTCAACGGGCGGGCACTGGGCTTCTAAATCTTCTGGATTGTCTGGAACTAACAATGCAGGGTCCGCAGTAACAGCAGCGACAAGCCTGCGTTTGAAAAATTCCACGGCAGTTCTTCTAATTTCTGGGTCAAGTTCAAAGTACGTCTTTATGATTTCCAATTCAAGACCCGTGGCACCTTTAGACTTCACGAAGTCGTCAAGGCTGAATGTGTCCGGCTGTATATACATTTCACCAGAACCAGTGCGCAACCATTCTTCATTCACATTATAAAGAAGACAGATTGCCTTGATTGTCTGGTCAGTGACGGTTGAGCCGTCCCGTTCCATGTAGCTGACGCCAGTTTGCTTCATTCCCAGACTTACTGCAAATTCAGTCTGGCTGATGTGCAAAACATCTTTTCTAAAATGCTTCACACGTTCATTGATAGTCATTTGACTTCACCGCCTTTCTTTTATGTTTAAAGAATAGCAGTAACCGCTAAAAAAGTCAATATTAAAAACAGAAAAAGGGTTGACAAATAGCAGTAACCGCTATAATATATAGTTAAACAAGCAGTAACCGCTACAACAGAAGCGTTTACCGCTTGCGAAACCACACAGCATGAAAGGAGGAACAGACCATGACAGAAGTTAAAAACATGGAAACCATGATTGCAACTGAAAACCAGCAGGAAGCAACAGAGGTCATGGCTTTTCTGGGGGAACTTGAACCGCAGGAAAAGAAAGACTTTCTGGTGTTCATGCAGGGCATAAGATTTGCAAAGGGCATGGCACAGAAAATTGCGCCGCAGTCCGTATAAAGGAGGGCGCAGGAATGGAAGTACAAGGAACATTCAATGCCCAGCGCTTTTTTGAAACGCTGGCGCTGATTATATCCCAGCGGGAGGGCGTGAAAGTCACCGTGACAGTGACACAGCCAGAGCCGGAGAAGAAAGAAAAGCAGTCAGCGTGAGCGCCGGGCAGCAGCAGAAACAAAGGTTTTTCAAAAGTCAATAGCAGTGAATAGCAGCAAGGCTGTTCAAATAAAAATCATACCAGATACAAGGAGGAAAGCCACAAAATGAAAGAATTTGTGAAGAAAAAAGCAGTCATTGTCATGGACAGTGCAGGACTGCCAAACTACATGACCATGTTTTATATGGAGCCGGGGACCTATGAGCCGGAGGACGTGCCGGAACTGTTCAAAATCAGAAACAAGATTGTTCCTGCGGTTCTGGTGTCGCAGTTCACCAACACCATGATTAAGGGCGTCCCGGCGTCCTTACCTTACCAGCAGCCAAAACACACTATCAGTTATGATGAAGCGGCGGCAGCCTGCGGAAGAAAAGGCAAGGGCTGGCACCTTATGACAAATACAGAGTTTGTCTATCTACTGCATGAAGCAGAGGAACTGGGGCACACAATCGGCGGTAATACAAACTACGGCAGCAACTCGAAGAATGAGCAGGAAAGCGGCGTGAGATACGACAGCGCCGGACGCACGCTGACCGGGTGCGACCCCCTCACATGGTCCCATGACGGAACAGCAGACGGCGTGTTTGGTCTTTGCGGTAATTTCTGGGAATGGGTCACGGGCTTGCGTCTGCACAAAGGCGTTGTGGAATACACGCCGAACAACGACGCAGCAGTTGAGGGCTACACAGAGAAGCCAGACTGGACCGTTGCAGAGGTGAACGGCAGAACGTTGAAGCTGTACGGCAACAGTGCTGGTGATGTGGTAATGTCCGTTGCGGAAGAAATCGAAGAAAACTGGGAGGGCTGCCACATGGCAGACTTGCAGCTGGAAGAACTGGACGAAGTGCCGGAAATTGCGTACAAGCTGGGAATTGTACCGCATGACTGGAAGCATGAAACAGCTGGACTTTGGGCAGACAGCGAACTTGAAGAA